CATATTAGAGGGTATGTTTGCACTAACACTAAACGACATATTTACTTTTCAATGGTCAGATAAAATATGGATTGTTGATTCATGGTGGAGAGTGTTAGACATCGAAGGCTACGTTGTAGGTGAGCAGGATATGACAAAGGTAAAACTCATTCGTATTTTGGACATAGACAACGACTGCGACATTTTACCTATCACCGCCAATCTTGACCAAACAATAAATTGGGAAACACCAAACGGAGATCCTGCGGTAGTCACCGAAGATTGTTGTCGTCGCTTTGGCTACTATTGGAACTCTGCGAAGAATAATTGTTTCTCTGTTCCAAACATCGGCACACGTTCATTCATTACGGCAGAAGCACCAACGTTAGCACCAACACGCTTCGGTGCGCCTGTGAGCTTTAACGCGTCGGTATCGCAGCCAGTAAGGTCAATAAGTACCGATTATGTAGTGACTAATTTCGACAGAACGATTTTACTTACTGACTTAGCCGCAGATATTGATGTTTACCTTCCTTCTGCACAAACAACGAGAGGGACAATCATCAGCATAAAATTAGCAAGCGACGATTATGGCGCAACGCTTCACGCATACACAGGGCAAAAGATTGAAAGCGCAATAACGTACACAATAAAAACAAGCGGTAGTGTCGTGACTTTGGTGAGCGACGGCAGCAACTGGAAGATTGATAGCGAAAACGACAACACGATAACGTGGACTATTGACTTCATGAGCAGTTTAACGGCTACCGTTTTCGCTCCTTACGACTTAATCATTAACAAGATTGACAACGTAAAGAATAGTCCTGTTGTAACCATTACCGACGACGGAAGTGCTTATACTTTAGGAAACAATATAGCGGTTGGAAGTGCTATTGCTTTCACCGCAAATACAGCGTCTGTTGTTAACGCAATAATCGAAAGAGCATGATAAATAATTTTCAAAATAAAGCACACTCAATGGTCGCTTGTTTAGAGTTCATTAAGTTGAATATCAAGACAAAAGGCGAGAGCGGAATAATGGCTAACGGCAAACGTAAGTTGGAAATGTGGAAGCACTACGCTTGGAAAGTGACACGTATTTCGTTAAACGTAGCGTTTTGGATATTTATACTTTATAAACTACTCTCATAATGGCGAATACAATAGATTTCAACGTAAGCACAAATGCGGTTAATATCCTCAACCAAACCGCAAACGCTGCGGACAATACGGCGACAGGATTCAAGAGCGCAAAGGCTGAACTTCGTGCGCTGAATAATCAGTTGCTCACGATGGATCAAACGAGCGACGCGTTCAAAAAAGCGTCTGCACGTGCTGCTGAGTTGAAGGACAACATTTCCGACTTAGGCGCAGAGATTAGTGCTAACGCTGGTAACGCCTTCGAAGGTCTTTCTAACAACGTTGGTTTGTTCGGTTCACGTCTTATGGACTTGGACTTGAAAGGCGCAGGACAAGCGCTTACAGGAATGGGAACAGCGGTTCGAAAAATAGATTTTAAAACAATTAAAGAAGAAGTAGGAGGATTAGTTAAAGGTTTAGGAAATCTTGCTGCTTCTGTTGTATCTAATCCTTTCTTTTTAACTGTTGGTGTTTTAGCTGCTATTGCTTACAATTGGAAAGAAATTGCTACATGGTCAAAACAAACTTCAATAGAACAACAAAATCTTACAAGAGTTACTAATGATTTAAATGAAGCAACAAAACAAGAACTTGCAAAAGGAGCAGAAAATATTGCTCAAATTGAGATATTAACTCAAAGAGTTCAAGACCATAATTTAACAGAAAAAGAAAGAAGAAAAGCATTGAGTGATTTAGAAGATATGTATCCAGCATACTTCTCAAATATCAATGGAGATATTAACGATACAGAAGCGTTAAATGCAGCAAAAGTAAAGTTAATTGACAACATAAAAAAAGAAGCAAAAGCAAATGCAGCAAAAGGATTATTAGAACAAGAATATGCAAAGAAAATAGCGTTAGAACAAGAACTTGCTGCTAAAAAAGGAAAATTAACTCAACAAGAATTTGATAAAGCAGTAGAAACAGCAAGATTTAATACACAAACATTATTTAAAGAAACAAACCAAAATATAAGTGAATGGTACAATGGTACAGAAGGAATAGGAAAAGCTGCTTTAGATTTAGAAGAATCTACTCAAAGAATAGCATATCTTGAACAAGAAGCATCTTCTGCGGTATTAGCTACTATTGACACCGAAGTAAAAGCAATTCATGAAAGAACTAAAGCAGCAAAAACTGCAAGAGAAAAAGAAGAAGATGAAAAGAAACGTTTGCAAGAACAATCAGATAAAGATGAGTTAGAACGTCGTAAAAAATTAAACGACGAAATGATGGCTGAAGATGATAGAATGGCATCTATTAGCTACGAAGATTTAAAGGCAAGAGAAAAGAAAAAAGCAGATGCAAAACTTCTTGCCGAAATGCAGTCACATGCAAATCTTACCGCCTTAAAATCTATACATACACAAGAAGAACTTGAAGAATTAAGACAAGCGGAAGCAGCAAAAGCACAACTTCGCGTTGACGCATTAAAAACGTCTTTATCAATCATTGGAGATTTAGCAGCGGCATTTGCAGGAAAGTCTGAAGCGCAACAGAAGAAAGCATTTGCAATACAAAAGGGTGTAAGTATAGCAACAGCTACCATAGACACATATCTTGCCGCACAAGGAGCGTATCGTTCGCAAATGGCTATTAGTACACCAGACGCACCTGTTCGTGCAGCAATAGCAGCAGGAATAGCAATAGCACAAGGTCTTGCGCGTGTCGCCATTATAAGCAAACAACAATTTCAAGGAACAAGTGGAACAAGTGGTGGTGGTGGCGGTGGAAGTGTACCAAGCGCAAGTGGTGGAACAACAGCACCTTCCCCTGCTAACTACGACTTTATCAGTCAGCAACCCAACCAACAACCACCATTGCAAGCGTACGTCTTAGGCGGTCAAGTGTCAAGCAACTTAGAAGCACAACAGTTAATTCAAAACCAATCACGATTAGGAGGATAAAAACATGAACAAAAAAATTAAAGTTATTGAATACGGAGTGGACGACGAAGGTTCGCTCGGAGTATTCGCAATCAGCGTGGTAGAACAACCTGCAATAGGTGTCGATTTCGTTGCGTTAAGCGAACAACATACGGTAAAGTTCAAAGAAGATTTTAGAGGTCTTTTATACGGCGCTCTATTGATTCCTGACCAACTAATCTACCGACGTGACGACAAGACGAATGAAGAATACTACGTTAAGTATTCAAAGGACACCATTCGCTCAATTGCTTACAACTACTTAAAGCAAAACATGACCAACAACGCAACAGTTGAACACGCGAAAGTGGTTGACGGTGTTTCTTTGGTGGAAACGTGGATCATTGAAGGCGAAAACGACAAGTCAAAGAACTTCGGCTTCGACCTTCCAGAAGGAACGTGGTTCGGTTGCATGAAAGTGGACAACGAAGAAGTGAAACAGCAGATACAAAACAAAGAAGTGTTGGGTTTCTCAATCGAAGGAAAATTTGAAGTTGAGAAAGAAATGTATTTGCACTCACACGACGAGTTTGCTGCCATTCTTGAAGAACTAAATGACCTTTTGAAAGAGGATTAAATGAACATAGAAGCAGGGGGGTTCTTAAAGGTCGAACTATTCAACGACGATGCTACCCTGTTTCTCAACGCACTCACCAAGATAACGGACGATGGCGGTAAAATGGGGTTCAAGTCTTACGGATTGACCGACGACGAAATGAAGACGCTAAACACGATATTGGATTCTTTAGGGTAAAAAAAAACGAGGGGTAACTACTCCCCTCGTCAAACCTAAAAATCAAAATCAACTATGAAAAGCCGAATTGTGAAACAAATATACAGGTTTTTCTATTTAGGAACTAAACATTTAATAAACACTTATATGAACTTAAGAGAAAAAGTTAACGCTCTTTTCGCAAAGCACAATGTAAGCCTATCTGCTGAAGAAGTAGTTGAGGTTAAGCAAATGGTTGAAGCGGTATTAGAGGACGGAACAAGCATCTATTCAGACAGCGACACATGGGCGCCTGGAGTTCGTGTATTCGCAAAAGACGCAGAAGGCAACGAAGTTGTTGTAGCGGACGGAGAATACACAACAGCCGAAGGGGTTATTGTAGTTGTTACTGACGGACTACTTGTTGAATTGAAGCCAATGGTTGAAGAACCAGAGGTTGAAATAACAATCGAAGAAGAACAATCAACGGAAGTTGTTGTTGAGGACACATTCAACGCAGAGGTTGAAGGTCTTTTGTCTTTGGTTGCTAAATTAGAAAGCGAACTTGCCGACATCAAGAAGGCAAACACCGAACTTTCTGCTAACGTAGAGAAGTTGAGCGCACAACCTGCGGCAACATCAATCAAAGAAGTTAAACAATCAAAAGTAAGCGCACCTTCAAAAAGCTACAATAAAATGTCAGCAGAAGAACGCTTCTTATTTCACTTAAAAAAATAAAAAAACAAAATAAAAAATGGCTACTACCACTTCATTAACTACGACCTACGCAGGTCGCGAAGCAGCAGGATATATCCGCGCTGCGTTTTTAAGCAACGAATCACTTGCTGCTGTTACTTTCAAAGAGAACATCGAGTACAAGCAAGTTGTTCGCAAATTAGTTGATTCTATCACTTTCGCAAACGCGACTTGTGACTTCACACCAACTGGAACTGTTACTCTTACAGAGCGTATCTTGACTTTGGAGAAATTCCAAGTTCACCGTCAACTTTGCAAGAAAGATTTCTTGACTGATTGGGAAGCTAAGTCTGAGCAAGACGGATTCCTTCACGCTTCATTGACTGACGCTTTAATCGCTAACGTATTGGCGGGTGTTGCAGCACGCAACGAAGTATTGATATGGCAGGGTGTTAACGCTAACGCTGGTGAGTACGCAGGTTTCGAAACTTTGTTCTTAGCTGACGGAGATGTTCTTGACGTTGATGCTCCAGAGGCAATCACTTCTGCAAACGTAATCGAGGAAATGGGTAAACTTGTTTTGACACTTCCAACACGCGTTCGTCGTGCTACTGAAAAGCCTGTTATCGCAGTTTCTTCAAATGTTGCTGAAGCATACAGAAGCGCAATTCTTGGTCTTGGTGGTGGATACTACTTGTATCAAGGTGAATCAGTTGTAATGAACTGGCAGGGACAATACGACGTTATCGAATGTCCTGGAATGAGCGACGACACAATGGCGTTTTACCAAAAATCAAACCTTTGGTTCGGTACTAACTTACTTGACCAATGGAACAACGTAGCGGTTTTAGATATGTACCAATACGACCTTTCTGACAACGTACGTTTCGCAGCGTCTTTCTTCGCAGGTGTACAATACGGATTCGGAAACGAAATCGCGTTCTACCAATATACTGCCTAATCTCAACCATTCTAACCCTTGCATATATAGAGGTGGTGGCGTAAAATCCACCCCTCTTTTGTGCTAATAAAAAACATACAAATATGGCATGTGAATTAAGCACAGGTTTCACACTCGATTGCAAAGACGGCATCGGTGGTATTAAGAAAATCATTCTTTGCGACACGGTTACTTCGTTGACTTTTGACG